GAGTTGCCTGTTGTTTCTCAGGCTTTGCCGTTACTTTCTGTTCCTCGGCTGGAACCGTCACCGTGATTTGTAGTGGTGCGCTACTGCCGCCTCACCCTTTCAAGACTCAAGCGAACTGTCTTGATGGAGCCTTGGGTCTGGCTCGGGTGGCGGTCGTTCTCTGTTTGTTTTGGTTGCTTCAGTGATGTTGCTCCTTGCTGTTGGTTGCTCCTACCCCTATGAATGTAGTTGATGGTTCTACACTAATCAAGTCAATAACTACTATTTGTTTGTGACTCTTGTCACATCGCCAATACCACCCTGCCAACCCACAACCACACGACTACGATCAACCACATGGACGACCCCACCGCAGAAGACCTAGATCGCTACGTCGATCTTGTTGACCACGAGCTATACGCCCGACAAGGAATCGTCATCCACGCCGGGGCATTCCCCGACGACAACGCCCCGCACGGCATGAACGATGAAGAAGAAATGATATGAGCCGGACGACAGCACAACTCCGAGTCCTCTGGGAACCCGCCTGCACTGGGCCGTTCGCTTCCGTCCCCCTGTTTGGCGGTGCGTCGATCAGTGTTCGTGCTTCAACCGTTGACGCATGGCAAGCACTCAACGCTGTACTCATCAAGTGGAACTACAAGGCAACCCCACCCGACTGTGGTGCGTACAACTGTCGTGCCATAACGGGCGGCACGCAGTACTCCCTGCACGCCTACGGGATAGCGGCAGACATCAACTGGCAGCAGAACCCCTACGGGCCGGTCCTGATAACAGACATGCCTCGCGGAATGGTCGATGAGATCAAAGCGATCAGAACAAACAACGGGGTCAACGTGTTCCGTTGGGGCGGGGATTACTCAGGCAACAAAGATGCGATGCACTACGAGATCGTCGCAAGCCCTGCCGAGATAGCAACAGGAATAGCAACCGGGTCGCAACCGATCCCAACACCGGAGGATGAAATGGCAAGCAGTTATCTAAGAGTAAATCAGCCCGGTGATCCTAGCCACGGGCGTGTCGAAGTGATCGACGATTTCAACCGTCGTTGGCTTTCACCGGAGGAGCTACAACTGCTCGTTTTCTTTGGGGCGAAGGTTCAGGACGTTACGCTTGCAACTTTCAATACGTTGACGGCGAACAAGACGGTGAACCCGATTGTCGTTACCGGCGGCGGGGCTGCTGCACCGTCGTCGGCAGAAAACGCGACAGCAACAGCGAACCTTCTGTCTCAGCGTTTGCAGTCGTAATGGCTAAAGGGAACAAGGTTGTCATCTACGCCGACGAGACTGGGCTGTGGCGCTGGCGGGCAGTCGCGGGTAACAACCGGGTGATCGGTTCTGCCGAGCAGGGGTTCAGGTTCAAGTGGCATGCGGTTCGCAAAGCGCGTGCTGCGTTTCCTGATGCGCGTGTTCAGTACGCGAACCACGACGTTGAGGGTTAGACCATCAGGGTTCCACGGATCAGCATGAGTGTGTAGTCACGCTCTGGCATCGTGAAGTCTTCCCAACCTAAGCCGACACTGTGAGCCATTGCTCTACAGATTGTTTCCTCGGGCCAGTCGAAACCGACCATGAGGATTGCTGTGGCTTTGAGCCGGTCGATGTCTGCTGCGGTGAATCTGAGTTGTGTCATTCCGTGAAGTAACTTTCGGTGGTGGTGCGGCAGTCAGCGATGACCGGGCCGGGTAAGGTGTGACCGTTCAGGGTGCGGTCGTTTGTGCCGAGTCGCACGGACCACGAGTTGTTTACACCCCACTGTGATTGGTAGTTGATACCCAACGAGTCAAGCTTCTCTTGCAGGTCCATAGCCCGCAACTCGCATTCGTAGGTGAGGTCTTCTGCCTCGCTCCAGAAGGTGTCGTCTTCACGACCACCGTTTGCGGCTGCAAGTTCTTTGACGGCATCTTCGAGTAGGCCAACCTCTGGTAGTGACCGTAGAAACTTGAGTAGTTCTTGTAGTGCGTTCATTGCTGTTCTCCTTGTGTTGTGTTGTGAATCAGTATACGGGGTGGGTGTGACAGTGAAGGGTTAGCCTCGGCAAGCCCGACGGGAAGCTTCCTTCTTACGATCCACAAACTTGTGGGCGGTTTGGCGGCGACCGTCACGCATGGCTGCAACTCGTGCGTTGCGTTCTGCGATCCTCGTGGCCTTTACTGCTTCCTTGATCTTCATGTCCTGCTCCTGTCGTGTTGTGAGTACGACTACAGTCAATCACATGGGTGTGACAATTACAAACCCATTCACAAATATCTTTGGAAAAGCTGAAACCCGCTCCCTGCAAAAGCAGAAAGCGGGCCGCAACCAACAACAACAACGCAAACGGTTTAGAAAGGTTCCTCGTTCTCATAGGATTCCTCACGCTGTGGCGCACGCTTACGAGGAGCAGAACTACGCCCACGATCATCGCTACGCCCGCCAGCCTGCTCAACCTTGTGCATCTCAACCGTCGCCCAACGAGTAGTCCCCGCAACCTCATCAGCTACGACACCAACCTTCGACCGCTTCTCCCCAGTCTTCTTGTCTTCCCAACGGGAATGCTCAAGACGACCGGAGACAAGAACACGATCACCCTTACGGAACGACTCCACCACGTTCTCCGCAGTCTCCTTCCAACAAGTGATGTCGAAGAAGTTTGGCTCCTCCTGCCATTCGCCGTCCTTCTGGAATCGCCTGTTCCAAGCCAACCCGAACCGGGCGACAGAAACACCTGACGGGGTGATCTGCAACTCCGGGTCAGAAGTGACGTTTCCTACCAGTGTGACTTCATTGCCTGCTGCCATAATCTCTCTCTCTAGTTACGCTGCGGCTTGTGCCGCACGCTCAATCACAATTTGGATTCCCGGTAGGTCCGGGTTCTCCGGTGAAACCAACACAGTCTCAACTTCGCATTTCCACAAGTCACCACGGTCAAGTGACGGGGCGAGCTTCGCTGCGAGGTCACGAGGAACATGGCCGATCATTGACCTTCTCCCCAACATAGGAATGTGAACCTCAACAGCGTTTTCGTCAAACTCATTCTCGGCGTTACGGATCAGCACAACCTCAACAGGTTGATCTACTGCTTCACCATTCCAACCAAGCTGTTTCGTTTGAGCTTCGATAACAAACGCTTCGATGGTCTGCAAGTTCTGTGGGTAGCGTTCCATGAACGTCAACCCGACAACCTTGAACTCAACTCGTTTGCTCATGCGTCGAACCATCCGAGGATCGCTTCAGCATCCGTAGCCGATGCGTAAACCAGATTACTGATTCCAAGTTTCTTCAGGAAAGCAACGAACACTTTCTCTTCAGTCTTATCTAGACCGTTGACTAACTCAGTGATCTCATTCAGCGTTTCATCGTCGATCACTTCGCTAGGCGACACATCTAAGATGTCAGCTTCCTCATCGCCGCCGGTTGCTTCCTCGTTCGTGACTCCTGCTTCATCCAACGCGACTTGCATCGGATCAGATGAAGGTGCTGCTGCGATAGCATTAGCCGACGGCATGACATGTGTTGTGTTGCCACCGCGGATCGCTGCGATCTCTGCGTCACGCTGCCGCCACAAGACAAGAGCCTTTAGGTCTTTCAAGTCGTCAGGGTATCCGGCACGCTTCAACGCCCGACCCAACGTCTTGGTGCAAAGGATGTTCCACTCGTCTGGTGTTCCCGATGCTGCGACAGGTTTCCAAGCAGTGACATCAGCACGGCCTTTAGGGAATCTGATTGTTGCTACGCAGAATGGTTTGTCTGCACCGAACTTGTCGGGGACACCGATCTCTGCTCCGGTTGCGAGTCGAAACTCGTAGGTTGCTTCGGGGTGGTCATCTAAGAGAAGACCCAATCGCAAACCGGGGGATGCGTAAAACTCGCTTATTGCTGCCATGTTCAACCTCGCTCTAGTCCTTCTATGTACGAGCTTCATTGTAGGTGGAGGGGTGGACGCAAACCGCTGGACTGGTCATCGGGTTTGGTGGAGCGAAAAAGAAATCTGAAGAAATCTTCGTTATTGGTTTGATAATGTCACACCCATGCTGTATCGTTATCTACATGACATCGACCGAGAACATCACATACGAAAGAGTTGTAAGCGCCGGAGCTTTGGAGCATGACGCAATCATGGCCGAAGGACTCGCACGCCGAGTCATCGAAGGCGAAGCGTGGATGACGCAGATGGCCCTTGACCAGATCGCAAGTCTGCGTCGGAATGCAGACTTGCTCGAACGAGCAATCGCTCGGGTCAACGAGTTGAACGCCTAACGCAAACGGGTGGGACAAAGCGTCCTACCCGTTTGATATAATCAAACAAGTAATCACAACACAAGGAGCAAAGAAGAATGGCAGTCCATCCAGCCCACCTAACCAACCGACTCGCACTCGCAAGCCGCATGGCCGACGAAGCAATCCTGTTTGTCGCTCAAGGCAAAGCAGTGCCGACCCCCGACGATCTGTCGATGCTGATGGACTCCATCGGTGACGACATCTTCTGGTCAGACATCGCCGCCGCAGCGGGAACCACCCGGATGCCTTCCGAGGCAACCATGTCAGCGACCATCGCTCTTGTCTTTGAGCGGGTGGCAGCATGAACGAAATCTCTCACTCAGTCATCAAAGCAATTCGGGAAACCGAGGTTGCTCAGGCATTGAACCGGGCGTGTCAAGACTACGACCGTAACGGCGGCGAAGACCGTAAAGCGGAGATGTTCCGGGCCGATGAGATTCTCAGAGTGCAACTCAAAGAAGCAGGCATCCGAGTCTTTGACCGCTTCCAAGAAGATACCGACAAAGGTCAAATGACCGTGTGGATGTTCCGTGAGAACGGGATGCAACTTTGCGAACCGTGGCGTGTCTCGCTTGCAGGCTTCGACGTAAGAAGGATGGAACCATGAACGAACAGTTCACAAGTGTCAGCGACGCAATGATCCACCTCAAGACCAAGCACAACAACACCGACTTTCTCGCAGACGGGTGGGGCGCAAAATGGTATCTCCTAGACCCTGTTGCTGATCGGTTGCGAGAGTTGAACGAGTTGCATGACCTGCTTCACAACCCACGGTCCGCTGACGGCCAGCCCGGACCGGAGCGCCTTGCCAACATGTTCAAGTTGGGTTAGCCCGGTGACACCCCGCAAGGGACACCACCGGGCGGCAGTCCCAGTGTTAGCAGCCGGTGCCGTTCCAAGCTGAACGCCACCCGCTGTTCACGGTGTAGATCGCAACCGCATCTTGGATGTGGGGTGGGGCGTGACGGGCCGAGCCGTAACCGCCGTGGCCTGCGCGGGCGCTCATAGTCCGCCAAGTCGAATCAAGGAACTGGTACGCACCTGAAGCGGTACTCACGGGGTTCTTGGCGGTGTAGCTTCCACCGCTCTCATGCCTGCGAACACAAGCAAGGAAACCACCGGGAGGCGTGTGAGCCTGCTCAACAGGTTTCGCCTGCGCTTGCAGATGCGCTTTCACAGCAGCCTGCTCCGCCGGGTTCATCGTCGCGTAAGACGCTATTTCTTCCGGGGTACAGCTAACGCTTGACACCGCAGCTAAGATCACGATTGCGGCAATGGATACAGACCTGAGATTGAGCCTCATGGTCACCTCTTTCAGTTGTCGGTTAGATACACGACAGCCACCCGTTTTGGATGAGCGGGTGGCTGTTAGGTGTCTAGGCTACGCGCACAAGTAGACGCATTGCAATCATTCTGTAACATTAGGTGGAAGGTCCGTCAGGACATCTAACAGCAAACCGGGCGGCGACCCAGTGGTGGCAGCGTCTTCAGCCGCAGCAACCCACGGGCAATCAGGAACACACTCATCTTCCGGCCCGACCCCGCATTCATCACAGCCACGCATATCACCCGAGTACACTTCTTGTTTCACATCACCCATTGGATTCCTTTTTGATCGAAGTACGAACACGTTCTAACAGATTACCTAGACACGAAATTACTTCCCCGAGTGTTGGCAAAGACTCTTTCAAGTTGGACTGCCCACGTTGCGGTTGGCCTTGCCGTCATATCAACCCGGTGTACTGGCCGTCTGAATGGAACCAGTACGGGGGTATCTGCGGGCAGTGCGCTCAGGAGGCAGCAGTGATGTTTGATGCAACAGAATGGCCTGACCCTGAGTAAGCTGTTTGCATGACTACAGCGTTGAAGAAAAAGGGATGGACGGTTAGGTGTGATCGTTGCAAACGGTGTGCGCCTGTCGCAGAGTCCGCCGCCGCCGATGCGATCAGGGAAGCCGCCGCCACCTACGGCTGGGAGCGTCAGCGTCCGGGCGTGGATGATGTTTGCCCTGACTGCTTCCTAAAGTTCTGAAGCGTTCTGAGCGGCAGCTTCAGCTAATGCCTCGGCGTGTTCAGCAGCAGCTTGCGCTTCTTGCCATGACTGCTCTGTGACCGCTCCTGCGGGGCAGCAAGGGGTTTGAGTGACAGCGACCGTTGCTACCCCGGTGCAATCGTGGGGTACGGGTGTGACGCATTCCCATACCGATCCGGTTGCCGTGTTGTCGCCTACAAGTTCCTGTATCAAGATCATGTAACAGATACTACTACAGGGGTGTGACAGTTAGTTGTCTAACAACCAATCTCTGTAACCCTCAACAGTTGGTTCATCCCACAACCATTGCTCACGACACCAAAAACAAACCATTCCGTTTGCTTCCCTGCTATCTGAAGTGATTTCCCATTCCGTATCTATCCCTTCAAGCAGCCACATCGTTCGCCGGTCTTCTCTAGCTTTGCCGACAAGCGCTTTACTTGATGGAACGATTCTGCGGATGATGACCCAGCGGTGTTTGCGGCGCGCTAACCGTCTGGCTTTGCACCATGCTTTTCGCAAGGTTGTTTTCATGTTTCCTCCTGCGCCTTCCACTGCGCAACTACAAGCTCAGCAGATGTGAAAGGTATATGAAAGGAAGTGGAGAGTGTTGTCGGGCGTGGCTCACAACACGACAAGGAGAGTCGCCCTCGGCTTGATCTGACATCGACTAAGAGGAGATTCAAGCTTCAACGGGACCACGCCCGACGGGTCAAGTATTGCATGTCGGGTGGACGGGCTTGGTTTGGGGTGAAAAAGAAATCTGAAGAAATCTTCGATATTGACCATTATTGGTTTGATAATGTCAGACCCATGCTGTAGGGTTATCTACATGACATCGACTGAGAACCTCAGTCACAACAGAGGAGAATGCAAATGACACACTTCGCACTGAATACCAAAGAGAAGATGAACCCAACCGGGGCGAGAGCTTCACGCGAGTGGCAGGCACGGTCAGCCGTGTACGTCATCAACGTGTCGAAAGACTTTGTTCATGCACCAAAGGATGCCGATGGCATTCGCAGAGGAAACGGAAGCTTCGCCACAAAGAGCCTCCGGGTTTATACCTCATACGGTTCGGCAGACATGGCGGTAGGTGATCGGTTCTTCATTCGCTCATCACTCAACCATCGCATCCTATGTTCATTTCAGGGAGCAGAAGTCGTCGGAGTTATCGACACTGACGGCACTGTCACCGGCGAGATTCCTGACCGCATGTTGCCTTGGTGGGTAGCCAAGTGAGCTATCTGATGCCAAAGACGGGTGAGCGCTTCCAGTACGACGGGGAAACTCACACACTCGCTAGGTGTTGGATGCTGAACGGCAAGTTCGTTTACGACCTAACCAAAAACCGTACCGGACAAATTGTTCGTGGTGTCAAGATCGAAGACTTCGGAAAGGAAGCCTAATGGGAATTTCAATATCAGTGTCATGCCAGACAGCGCAGGAGTGGAATGCTCTTGAGTCGGAAGGTTTCTATTCTGCTGACATGGGGTACTCCTCGTGGGCGAACGTGTTGGAGTGTTTTGATCTGACTGTCGAAGATCAGGTCGTGGGTTCTCTCCCGGCGGAAGCGTTCCTTGACAGCGGCGTAGACCCGTTGGCTAAGGCAGGCGGCTACGAATCCACTTGGGTTGTTGGAGGCGGTTGGCAGAACGTCACAGCGCGTAGGGTGGCGGATGTAATCAGGGTTGCTACTGTGGCCCGACAACTAAGAAGGGAAGTCGTGTGGGCTTAGAACCAACCGAAGGGTCAATCGAACAAGCGCTCTACAACTGGGCAGGCTACGGGGCGTACATCGTTTTGACTGCGAAGGACTACGAGCGGGTGATTGCGAAACTCACTGAGCTTGAACTGCTGGAGTCGGTGTTGGGTAAGGAGATGGTGGTCCTGCCGTGTTTCCTTGATATTCCTGACTACGATGAACCTGATGAACCTTGAGGGAGGTTGAATGAACCGGATGGAAGTATTCACTTATTGGGGTCGTGTACTTGAGTACGCTGACTTCGAGTACAACACCACCCGGTTGAATGAACGTGCGGTTGAGATACCGATTGTGCGTCAATGGTTGGATCGTCAAGGGTCGATACTTGAACTTGGTAATGTTCTTGCGCATTACCCTGAAGCACCAGAACGTGCCGTCGTTGACCGCTGGGAGCATTCTGCCGGTGTGTGGAACCTTGATGTGTTTGAGGTGACTGGTTCGTGGGATCAGATATTTTCTATCTCAACGGTTGAGCATGTTCGTTGGGATGAGAAGCCTCGTGAGCCGGGTGGGTCGGTTAGGGCGATTGAACATTTGAGGTCTTTGCTTGCACCGGGCGGGCGTTTGCTTGTGACTGTTCCTACTGGTTGCAACCCACCGTTGGATGAGTGGCTTGTGAGCGGTGAAACTGGTACTGACAGGGCTTGTACGCTTGTCAGGGATGGTGTGCATTGGCGACAGACATCCGAGGTTGAGATCATGGCGTATGGTCAAGAAGCGGGTTGGGCTGAGTCTGTGTGGATTGGTGAGTGGATTGCGTGAGTGACCATGTGAACGTGATCGTGACCGGGCCTGCTGGGTCGGCTACGAGGTTTGTGTCTCGTTGGTTGGAAGCTAATCCTGCGGTGGTTGCTCGGCACTGGTCGATGCCGTCGGGTGATAAGTGGATGTCGCATTGGCCGACGGATTTTGACTTTGGCGGGGAGTGGCCGCAGGCGGTTGTTCTTGTGTTGAGGTCGTTTGAGGCGACGATTAGTTCGCAGGTGGATCGTGGTATTGCTTCTTGCCGTGAGGAAGCTGAGGCGAACATTGTGCAGGCGCAGATGCGGGTATTGACTTGGGCGGTTGCTCGGGGGATCAGGGTGTATCCGTTGGTCTATGAGGAAGTGTTGTCTGATCCTGAGAGTTTTGATGCGGTGTTCCGGTGGCTGGGCGCTGAGCCGGTGGTGTGTCCTGAGCCGGTGGTTGATGGGAATGTG